CGTTTGAATTTGTAGCTCTCTGTTGAGTGCTTGCTTGTTGCTTATCTCGTTCTCTACAACATATGCGCGGACAGGTTCCGGTGTGGGGTTCTGCTGATTCGGCACCAACGTGCCCACGTCAACACCGACCGACTGGATACCGCCCCCAGTCGACCCACCACCTCCGGCGGCACTCCCTGCACTTCCGCCCCCGCTGAACTGCTGCGACTTGATTGCGGCGACCTTTGCGAGACCGGCAGCCACGGCAGCACCGGCAGCGATAGCAGCTCGAACAGGTGCGTCGGGAGAAGGGATGCTCAACTGTGAGGCGTAAGCCTTCTGCGCTGCCATATATGTCGACACTAACGTCTCGGCGATGCTTACGGCCTTATTCCTTTGGAAGGCTTTCTTTTGCCCTTCCTCGGTGTCCTTTGAGAACGCCTTGTTCAGGTTGCTCAAGATGCTCAAGGTCTGCGTTGCCGTCTGTACTTGGATTTCTTTTTTAGCCAGCGACGCCTGTCTTTCCTTTTCGAGGTCTTCCTGCCGGTGGCGTTCCTGCATCTCGTTCACCTCGTTGGCATACTGATCTAAAACCGAAAGCCGAAGCTCGTGGTTGGTGCCTGCGGCATCGAGTAGGGAGTAGAAGTTCGCATCGAGATCCGCCTTTTCTCGCTCCCGGTCGGTCATCCTACGCTCTGCAATGCTCGCCTCTAATTCGTCGCGGCTCTTGAGCGTTTCGGCGTTGTGCTTGGCGTAGATGCCCTCTATCTCTTCGGCTCTTTGCTGTTCAATTAGTGCAATGAGTTCGCTATTCTCGCCCGCCTTGTCCAAGCGCTCGTTGTAGAAGTCTTCCACGCTCAACAGCTCCTTCTCTAGGGCGTCGAGGTTGGTCCGGCTACGTTGGTCTAAGGCGTCGACAATCTCCTGTTCGGCCTTGACAATAGCGTCGGCGGCCTCTTGCTCGGCTTTCCTTTTCTGCGCTGCGGCGTCTTCGATGCGCTTGGCTTCCGCTTCTGCTTCCGCTGCGGCTTGGTTGCGTATCGTGTTGAGCTTGTTGTTCAGTGTCGTCTGCATCTCAAACGACTCTGTCTTAATGTTGATGAGGTTGGCTTCTAGGTCTGCCAGGCGTTGCAAGTCTTCCTCGCTGGAGTCAGACATAGACGCCTTCTGTGTGGCAATATCGAGCTCCTCTTGTGCGATGCGTTGACGCTCCGCCATGAGCGCCTGTTCGATTGCGATGGCTTCCTTTGCCGCCTCTTCCCTCTCCTTCAGGGTTTTGGTGGTGTCCTCAGCAATCATATTAAGGCGCTTAATTTCGGCGCGATCCTTGGCACGTTGTACGGTCAGCAACCGCTGGGCATCGGTCAAGGCTTGGGTGCGCTTCTCTAATTCGATAGCTTTTTTAATCGCTCCCTTTACGCTTACCTCAAGGCCATCCATAGCCTCCTTGTATTCGTTGACTGCTGCCGTGCGCCCCTTGGTGAATAGGTTAACCAAGAACCCACCCGCGGCCTGTATTCGTGCGGTAAAAAATTCGACCGTCGCACTGAGGCCAGCCATTACGGTCTTGAGCATCCGGGCCCCTTTGCGCGTCTTCAGGAACGCCCCGACCAGTGCTGTAACGCCAAGGACAAGCGCACCGATTCCCGTGGCGATGATTGCCGCGCGGGTCATCTTTAGGCCCGTGATGAAAGTCTTGACTCCTCCCGCGGCTTTCTTGAATCCTGTAACCGCGCCGCCGGTGGCCTTATCTAAAGCCCCGCCGATGCTTGCACCATCCGCGCGGGCATCGTTCAGTTCGTCGGTAAAATCAGACAGCTGCTTCGCTGCCGCGCCGAGTCCTTTTACTTTTATGTTGATGTCGTAGTCCTGCGCCATTGCGTACTCCTTGAAGGACTTTGCGCCACCATGACGACGCGCCCCATTCATAGTATCCATATAACAGAAGGCAATCGGGGTCGCCCCGAAGCTCGTATTCTGCCGATACTTGGAGGACGCGAGGTACGGCCTTTCCTACTCCGTCGAGGTAGTCCTTCATTCCTGGATCAAGATGTTTCCGTTCTCAGCAGTGAGGCGCTGACCGGCTTCGGTCAAGATTGCGTTGAGGTCCGAGGCGATGTTGCTTGCATACATTCGGACCATCTCTACCGAGAGCGTCCAATTAATTATCTCGTCCACCTCGCCCGTAACCGTAAACGAGAGAACCCCGTCGGCCATTGCAGCCGTCAACCTCCGCAGACCAGGAGAGCCGAAACTGAGCTCGGTGCCGTTGGTTTCGGTTACGGTCACGCTCTCGTCGTTGCCGTTGGCTAGGAAGCGCCACGTCTCGAACTTGGTGGTGTATGGCACACCTGAAGACCCCCCGACAGTAATGGAGGTTATGCGTACCACACCCACCGCGATTGTGTTGTCTGCGACTTGGATGGGTACCCCATTGGGAGCCGTGGGCACTACCCCACCCGATCCGGTGGTTTCGCCTGTAAGGATGACCTCATCGTAAACGCTTACGGTGCCGCTATCGGGGTCGGTGGTGTTCGTGTTGGTTCCCGTCGGCGATACTGGGCCGGGGTTGTCTCCGTTGGTTAGCGGTTCCGGGTCTTGCGCATCGGTCGGGGTGTCCGGTGGTCCTGCGTCGCCGTCATCGGTGTCCGGGTTTTGCCAGCGGCAGCTATTGGTTTCCTCATCGTAGAAATACCCGAAAGCCTCGCAGCATTCAAGGCCGGGGTTTGTGGTGGTCGTCCCGTCGGCATCGGTGAAGGTGACCGTCCCGTTGGCATTTGAGGAGGAAGGGACCGCACTACACGCACCAAACGACGAGCGGCTGAGGTCGCGCAAGAACTTGCACAACGTAGGCTCCCCCGTCCCGATTTGGTAGTTCGATATTTCGGTCAGCTTGTACGTAGCTCCGAGGATATGAAAGCGGTCGTTGAAGCGGACGTTTCGAATGTCGGAAGGGGTCAGGTACAGGAACGCCTCAAAGATTCGCGCGTCTTTGTCGTAGATGTCCGCGAGGTAGGACGACCAGTACGTCCGATGGTATCCACCCAAGCCGGGAGGGTTGCCGGCAATTAGGGCGTGGTTTGCGCTGAAGGTGCGGTCGCTGTTGTTCCAGTACAGGTGTCGCGATTCGGAGTTGGCGGGGCTGTCCTCATACGGTGAACAGAGCTGGTATTGAGTCAGCGTAGAGCCGGAGATGTAGAGGGTCGATTGCGTGTCCTGGAGCCCGGTGGCATGAAACAGTTTCGGCGGCTGTGTTTTTGGGCGTACTCCGATTCCGTCAATCTCATACGACCGATGTATCAGCACGTTGGGAAGTTCTGTAATAGGGTCGCCCTGCAACGTTGGGACAGGGTACACAAAGAAGGGCGCAAACACGGGCGCGTTCTTTAGCTCTCCCGTGGCGAAGTCGTCGTCGATATCCTGCTCATAGCTTCCGAAGACGCGGTCTAGGCTTGAGAGCCTTTCGACGTTTCCTACGTCGCCGCTCTCCTTGTCGGTCAGGTTGATGAGAGAGGACTTAATCGACGAGGTCGGCTTCAACGTGCGCTCCTTGTCGAGGTCGAGTTTGTCCGTCCAGTACGCATCGACACCGTCAGAAATCCAAGAGGCGTAAGGTTCGATATAGAGCTGTTTCGGGTTGTCGGGATCCGCCTCAATTACAAGGTTGAACCGCTGCGCCAAGTCCGCGAAGAACTCCTTTTGTTTGATTCTAGGCAGCGACTGCGGGACGTTGACCAAGCCGCCGGGAGCCATAGTACAGAGGAAGTGCGAAAAGGCGAAGTCGTCAGCCGTGATGCCCCCGCCCACAATATCCACCGAGGTGCCCGTCTGAAGCTGCCCTTCCTGAATGTAAAACTCTACCGTCACACCGTCGCCGGCAGCGCATACCGCAGAAGTGGACCACTCGACGGTAATGTCGTCTTCTGCCGTGGTTAGTGTTAGCGTCGTACTTCCAATGCTGATGTTTCCGCGCGTGATGCGGGCTATGAGTTCCACGCTCTCACCGGCTCCAGCAGAAAGCAAGCGAAACCGAAGTTTTGCCGAGAAGTTGTGGGTGCCAGCTTCGCCGCAGACGTAGGTGTCGGTGACCGTATTGAACAGGCCGTCGGTATCGAAGCCGCCATATAGTACGGTGCTGTTTATGGGCACTGTAACCCACTCGCCTTCGACTGCGTTGGTGTACGGGTTTGATGCAAACTGGATGACCGCTTTGCACTGTCCAGCGGCTGTAGCTGGTACCCTGTCGACATGGTCGGCTAGGGTCATGTAAATCGTCTCGAAATAAGCCGAGTCGAAGAAGTCCGACGAGTAGAAGAACCCGTTGCTCCGAAGGATGCGGTCGATTACTTCTTGGAGCCGAATCGCAGGCTTGAGCATCTGCGCCGTCAGTGCCGTATTGCCCACAGCGGACCCCATCAAGCCGTATCCCGATTGTGCAACGAGGGGCTGTTGATCGACTCGCAGCCCGTGGTCGGCAAGGGGGATGATTACCGTGCCGTCATCCATCGCCGCTGGGTTCTGACAGATGTTGTTCGTGAGGTCTTGGGAGTCTATGACATTGGCCGCCGTTTGAGCGTAGTTGTAGGAGGTGATGTACTGACCCGGGGATGACTTGAACGCATCGCGCAAGAGCTTACTACCCATCTCCGCGAATAGGTCGGCGACATCGCCCAAGACGTTGACCTCGTAAACCTGAGCCATGAGGCGCACGGCTCGTAGCTGCATAGCCCCACGGATTACTTGCACACCGTCCTCGAAGATTAAGACCTCTGTCTTTTGAGTGGGGTCGAAGTCTCCATCCGCTAGAGTCACCTCGTAGAAGTGCGCGAAGAAGACGTTGTTGCGGTCCGTAAACGGGAGGCGGAACGTCTGCGAATACGGCGCGTGGCGCTGCATCGTCTCCCCCGGTTTCGCTACCGCAAGGTTCAGAGAGATGGACGGCGAGCCCTCAAGGTCGAGGGTGGTCTGTGTGCCGGTGTCCTGGTCGAGGGCTACGAGTCGAATCACTTGAGGCGGGGACGGTTGCTGTACTGCAAGGTGAAGGAGTAGGTGATCAGCTTCTCGTTAACGGTGGTCTTGAACAGGTACTCCGAGTCGGTCACCGTGCAGGGGATAACGTCGGTGCCTTGGACAATGAATACCGAGCGGGAGAGAGCTAAATCGCGGAGGTGGTCGGCGTACCCTTCCTCGATGTAATCGGTCGAGACTTTCATCTGCCTTTCGGCCTTGATTGCTGTCGTCGTCACGCCCCGCTCCCATCCGTTATAATTCCAATCGATGAGGCCGTTCACGCTGTCCCAATTCCCTCGCGGGCGGTTGTATTGGCTGCGCTGGATATTGCGGACGCTCTCCTCGCTGCGCTGGTCGAAGTTGAAGGTATCCCATCCCCCGTGACGGTTTAAAAATAGGAGCTGCACCCGCGGGTATTTGCTGCATCCGTTGTCGATGGTGTAGCGGTGGACGACGCTTACCTGATTTCCTTCCAGTATAGAGGCCGAATCTGCCAGGTGCACCTCGTAGTAGGAGATGTCGGGGTCGGTGAAGATGTCCTCCAGTTGGGTATTCGAGGCCGCCGTTGCGTAGTCTTCTAAGTTGGCCGGGCCGATGCCTACAAACTGCACCGCCTGCGAATCTGTCGTCGGTACAATCTCCCCACCCACTATGTCGATGTCTAGGGCGGCGATAGCTATGATGGTACCGTCGGTTTTGTAACCCCTGATCATGATATACTCCGCGGTGCTGGATTGCATACCCCAAGCAAGGACCGAGGCTTGGTCTATTCCGATGCGGTGCTCCCGTGCGTTCCCTAATGGTGTAACGGTCGATAACCTGCCTAGATCGGGCGCCGAGCTCAGGAAGTTGTCGGTAGCTGCTGTCGGTTGGAAGCTGCCATCGCCGCGGGCGTATGCGTCGCCGTAGTTCTGGAACTCGTCACGGAAGGCAAAGAGCGTCGTCGTCTCGGCGGGCGATTGTGGCAGCGTCTCCGTAGGCTCGGCGGTGGCGCTTGTGGCGCTCTCGAATCCTAGCTCGAGCGTAAACTGTGCCGCTACATTCCTGTCGGTGCTCTCGCTTATGGCAAAGGCGGGAGCAAATCCCGTCCGGCCCAACGTGAGGATGTTGCCCGTCGTTGCGTTGCTGTTTACGATGTTGGCGCCAATGTAGTCGTCGCACACTCTGGAGATGTCGAACACTGCCGAGAGGTTGTCCGAGGCTAGGGGGTGCGTCTTTAGCTTGGCGAGCTGGTCCCCGTTCCGGTTCTTGATGACCAAGATAAACCGGTACTTGAAGAACGGCCCGGCGAGGGTTTCGCGTACCTGAATGATGAGCGGCTCCGCCGTGCTTTGGAAGTCGGTGGTGCTCGGTATGTAGTCAAACTGTGCCGCCATTGAGTAGGAGTTTAATTGCGTTCCCTATGTCATCGCCGACGGCCTTCTCAAGTTTCGCGTTGTGCTTCTTGAGGGTGCGGTCGTAGGCGTTCGTGAAGAAATAGGAGGGGCGGATACCGGTTTGATATATAGAGCGCGAGATGGCGAACACCATCGACTTGCGTGAGGCAAACCTACCGCCAGCGCCACGGGGTGCGATTCCTTTCTTGACGACCCATTTATCGATAGAGGGACGGAGGCGCCCGGAGGGGCCTGTTCCCGATCCAAACCGAAACGGCGAGCGCGGAGCCTTGGCCGAGGATAGCGCACCCTTTACGCCCTCGTCTACGAATTGCCAATAGTCAGCACCGGGGAAGCTGAAGCGTAGGTTCAGACTCTTCTCATTGCGGGCGACGCTCTGCTCGTACCGGATGGAGTTGTAGAGGTTGCCCGTGACGACCTTACCGCGTGACTTGAGCGAGATGCGGGCGCGGCGCCTTACCTCCTTTCCAATCCTTCCCAGCTCCTGCATGGAGTTGGTCATTGGGACGCGGGTGCCGTCTATGGTGATGTAATCCTTCACGCTCTAAAATAGAAAGCCCCGCACTAAGCGGGGCAGTCTGTTTTTATGTCGGTGGGATTTACATTTCGTATCCTCCGCCGTGTGCGCTATTCTTCACGACACAAACCAGGGCCTTCTGAGACCGGCAGTAGCTTACACGAGTTGAAATGTACTCACCTGCCTCGCTGTCGTATCCACTCATGACTCCGGCGTCTTTGTCGTATGTGACAAAATCCGCATTCAATTTCATTTGACGCTTGGCGTAAGCCACGGCCTCGTTGATGTCGGCTTGAGTCATGGCGGCGGTGCAGGAGGAGAGAAAGACGTTCATGGTGGTGGGTTGTGCGTTGCTCATACCTCAAAGATAGGCACAAAGATTAAACCACCAAACAAATAAGTAAATTATTTTCTCCCTTATGCGAAAGCCGCCGCACAGAGGTCGAGGGTATTGGACGTCTGGAGCTGCACCGTACCGACCCATCCCGTGAGCAGGTTATCGAAGCGAGCGGTGAACGGTTCGCAGTCGACAGGGAGAGAGATACGGACGTCACGGTCGACGTCGCTTTGTGCGCTCAAAACCTGGGCGTATTGGCTGACGATATCAATGAGGGTGCGCAGGGTATCCGAATACTGCTCCTGTGCGTCCGTCTGTCCGGGTAGTATCATATCCATGACGAGGATATCCAGCGAGTACGTCAGGATGCCCTTGTCGATGCTTGCGCCTGAGATGTCGGCGTAACATATAGGGTACTTGTTGCCGGCCAGCTTTTGAATGTCGACCTCTGACATCTCCCCCTCTTTAAAGGAGTTAATGAAGCGATGGTCGAGGGCGATGGTGCCGAGCTCGTCGATGATTTGGTTAACTGTTCTCATACGTTCAATTTTTGTTTTTCCAGAAGCGCCCGATCCTGCTCATAGGCGAGCCATGCGAGGGCCGTTTCGAGGTGAGTCCTTTCCACCTGCGGTAGTTTAGTAATGTCCTCCCCTGCGAGATGTACGAACGTGGCGAACCATCCGTATTTCTCGGATAGCTTGCTTCCTTCACCGCCTTGGAATAGCTGTCCAAAGCGTCGGCTAATACGGTCGCGGTACGCAAAAAAAAAGCGGCGGCACCCAGTGCGTGGGCCATCTTCATCTCTCGGAAGTACTCGCTGCGGTCCTCGCCGTCGTAGTCCGCGATCCGATAGAACTCCCCGTGTTCCTCTACGATAGGACGGTATAGGATGCCCATGACTTGGGGGAGGTGTTTGTCGAGTGAGTCCTTACATAGCGTCTCTATGTCCGCGAACTCAGCGACCGTAATCCGTGAGAGGTTTGGGTGGAAGCCGTACCGCTGGTCTAACTCGATGACGCGCTCGACGGGATACTGTTCGTCGTACTTGTCCAGTATACCCCCGATGACTCCCCCGATGTGTTGGATATCCTTCTGTTCCATCCCCATCACCTCCTCTTGGGATAGGCGGCAGAGTATGCAGATAGTCTCGACCACCTGCCGGAACTCGTCGCCTTCGGGTATGGCTTGGATTTGCAGGTACTGGTTGACGGTGATGTCGTACAGGTCCTCCGGGATGGTGATGGTCTTCTTCACGATATGAAATATTTCCCGCTGCGGTTTGTGGTCAGCAAGTTGAGACAAACGTAACGGACCGCATCGATGCCGTGGTTGTCCTTATCGACGGGCCTGTTCAGGTTGCGCCCGTTCTTGTCCTGCTCCCATCGGTACGCCCTGAGTTCCTTCTGTAGGTTCGTGCTCTCCGCGGTCACCAGCAGCTTGTGTCTTCTCATTATGTCAATACCCTGCCGGATCGAATCCGGTCCCTTCCGTGCGGGCTTGACGTTGTGACCCAATCGGAACAGCTCCTCGATACTCTTGGGCTCGGCTGAGTCTGCTATGATGGTCTCCACGTCTAGCTTGTCTAGCTCCTCGCCTATGTCCGGGTTGGTCAGTCCGGTCGAGTACAACCGCTCGTGCAGTATAAGCGTGTGCCCGTCTTGGTAGACATCGATGACGGCGGTGGGGTCGTTGGTGAATCCAAAGTCTAGGCCCGTGCCGATGCGCTTGCCGGCTATGTCTCCCACTTCCCACGTGAACACGGCGGCTTGATTTACTCCTCTCTCTCCGAGGCCGTAGATGCGCCAGTAGTTGGGGTCGGCATCTTTTAGGCGTTCTATCTCTGCGATGGTGGCCGCGTCGAGATATGGGTTGTCCTTGTATGTGGTGCGGAAGAAGCTGGAGTCTTCGCGGGGGATGACCTCCTCGTAGATCCAGTGGTACTCATCCGAAGGGTTGAAGTCGAGTATGGCCTTGCCGGTGGTCCGGAGTAGTAGCTGCCTCCAATCCTCAAGGGCCAGCTCGTTGGCCTCGTTGATGAACAGAATATCACGCTTCCGACCTCTGACCTTTTGGGGTTGGTCTACGCTGATGAACTCCACCAGGTTCCCCCATAGCTTGTAGGTGCCTTCGCTCTTGTTGTGGTTGTCGGGCGTGTATGCGTCCTCCCTCTCTAGGATGGAGAAGAAGTCCCGCATGGCTGTGGCCCTCAGTGCGGGAAATGTCTTCCGGGCTATGGTGATGACCGCCCCGGCGTTCTCGTTCTCATAGCAGAGTTCTACAAGCGTTTGCAGTATCGAGTACGTCTTCCCGGATCGGGTTCCGCCTTGGTGTATTTGAACGCGCGAATCGCACCCCTTGACGTGGTAGTAGGTGGCGGGCTGCTTCACAGGCTGTCTAAGAATGCCGTGTGGCTGTCGTAATACTTCCAGCCTCCCTTGGTGTAGCCCTTTGACCAATGGTGGTAGACGTACCCGTTGATTTTATAGCAGCCTGAACTCGGCACGGTGTAGGCGATACCGCGCTCCCGAAGCAATCGTTCCAGCACTTCCTTTGAATGTCTGCGGTATAGCTTGTCGGCCTTGCTCACGACACGTCCGCGTTGTCATCGGTAAACCACGACAGCGGCTTCTTCTCAGCCACGGCGATCTCCTGACGCTCAACGTATCCGCGCTCCTTGCCCTTGGTCTTCAGGTAGAAGATTGTGGCTGCGGGGTTGCCGTCCTTTATAAGCTTGTGCAGGTGTGACTCGGCAAAGTCGAGAGCCACATCGCCCAGCTCTTGCACCTGCGCCTTGTAGTCCTCGTCTTCCTTCAGCCATCGATAGTGAGTATCGCGGCTGATGCCTACCACCTTACACGCTTGCGTGACAATGCCCAGTGATTTCTCCAGGGCTTGCACCATTGCTTTTTTTGTATGTCCGAGGCTGTCCGTCATCCTTCTATAATTCCTACGACATCATTAAAACTTACCCCTCCTTCGTCTACGTCTAGGAGCAGCCCTACCGTTGCCACTTCGTTTCCTAGCTCTGGGCTTTCGTCCATGCATTCCCTAATGAATTGCAGGCGGTCCGAATATGGCAAGGTCCGAAACAATGCAGACACGGCCTCTTGGTATTCTCTGCGTGTCATGGGCGTGGATCTACTCCTAAATCTCCCTTCCCCTCAAATACCGGCTGAACCTTCAAGTCGTACTGCACGTGCTTGTATCGGGCTTGTATGTTTGTGCTTCCTGTGGTTTGCACTTTCCGGCCTACCATCTGTTGGGCTTCCTTCCTGCTGGATACGTACCACACCTCTCTCTCGTCGAGTTCGGGACACGTGAAGATTGCCTTGTATATCTCAGCCATACACAGCCAAATATAGCAGGAGTGCGAGAATCCCAATGTATCCGTAGAAGGTCACGCGGTATTCAAACTCTTTCATAGGTCTAGTTTGTTCTTGTAGTGCTGGATTATCCTCTCCGTCTCGTGGCGATAGAACTCCCGGAACTGTCCCTCTTCGTTCTGCTGCCAAATCTTATAGAGTACGTTTCGGAGTCGTTGGCTTTGGCTCTTCGGCTCGTCGTATAGGTCCAGCTCTATCGCGTCCAGTTCCTCCACCTCGTCCTGGTTGAGCTTCTCCTGACCGCGGAAGTACAGAATGCCGAAGGTGTCCACGAGCCTATCGATATCGGCTATCTCTCCGCTGGTCTTCTCCTGCGTGATGAACCTAAGCGATACGGTCTTGTCTTTGCGGCGTTGATATCCGTCTAGCTGTCCGGCGGTAAGGATTTTCAAAACAATTTCGTTTGTGCGTTTGGGTCTCGGTACGTCTCAAAGCGGGCCGTGCGGATGACTCCGGTCGGGGTCTTCTCCTCGTACCCGGTTTCTAGGTACTTCCTTCCGTCCCTCTCTATAATCCGTTGGTAAATGACCTCCTTCACAGCTTGCCTTCCTCCCTCATTATCTTCTCGGCCCACCGTAGCCCGGCCTTTCCGCCCCATAGAAGGTACGAAATAGTTCCGCAAGCCTGACTATCTGACTCGTCATAATACTCCTCGGCTCGTGACAGGTACGAATACATCCGCCGTACCGTGTCAAAGGATACGCTCTCGCCCTTGGCTAGCTGCTGGGCGCGAACCTTCCCGACCTGGGTGGCGCACTTGTTGCCGACCTTCTCGTTCAGCTCGATCCCGCGCTTGGCGTTATTGCTTACCGCATCGGGGTAGGCGCTGTACGTCTTAAATTTTACATGAATACTCATAGGCTCGCTGTAGTTTCTCGACCATCCGCTTGTTCTTGCCGGTGCAGTTGCATGGCTTCTCCCTCGCGTTAAAGGTCCGGTTAAAAATATCGTACATGGTGCGGGACTGGCTCCGGTTCAACCTCCCCCTCTCGATAGCGGGTAGCAGCTCCTCGAATTCCGTCACGTCCTGCGCGGACATCTCGACATTGCGACCGGGAAACATGGCGTTGAGTTTCGCGCGGCGCTCATCGCATCCGCAGTCCTCCACCACGGCGTGGACGAGCTTATCTATCCCCGTCGCCTTTGTTACCTCCGCGATCTTGTCGCCTAGCCCCTTGGATTTCTTTTCTGACACGTCGTATGGTGGTGTAGAGTTTATGTCGGCTTATCCCTGTTGCCTCGGCGAAGCTGTCCAAGGTGTGCCCGTCTTCAAAGTATATGGCAAACACCTCAGCATCGAACCAAGGCAGCTCGGAAAGTCGCTCCTCGATGATGGTGAGAAGCTCGTCGCGGTGTGCCGCTACCCCATCCCCGTCCCACCAGTCGACAATGTGCCGGGCAAACTTGCGGCGGCGCTCGATATCCTTCCGCCACTTGTAGTGATAGCGTGAGGTCTTCGAGTTGTAGTTGTTGACCATCACCCGCAAGACCCAATATTTCATTTGGTCGCGCTCTAGGAGGCCGTCTATGGTGTCCTGTTTGGTTTGGTACAGCTGTAGGATAACCTCGTGCAGTAGGTCCGGACCGTCGCGCCCTGCGATACGCTGCGCCGCTTGGCTCAGGTCTTCGTAGTTGCGGGCGAGGTACCGGTCCAGCGTCATAGCTTCCGGAGCCTCCTGTTGTAGACGTCAATCAATGCCTCTAGTTCCTCGCTGCTCCACTTCTTAGTGGTGTTGCTTAACGCCTCGATTTCCATCGCCGTACCCTCCCCGTACTTGTGGTCCAGCTCACGGGCGAACTTGAACTGTTCTCCGCTGCGGAATCCGTTGCAGCTCTTGCACTGGGGCCGGACATTCCTCTCGTCCCATCGCGTCGAGAACTTGGCGCGGGATTGGAAGTGTCCAGCGTCTACCGTCTTCCAATGCTTCCACACCCCACACGTAAAGCACTGCACATACCCGCGGTGGTCGGCGTCCTTACTTCGCACCCATTGGGAGAAGACCTTGTCGAGGCGAGCGATGAGCTTCTTTCGGGTCATACGAACAGGGCGAGGCATGACAGCAAAAGAACTACAAGATTGAACAGCCTCACTTGGTTCTCTTGGTAGAACTCAACGCCCACCTGTGCAAAGGTGAGAACAAGGATAGCGACGAGGATTCCGTGGATCATTCCGGGGGTTTGATTTCGCCGAGGTCGATAAGGTCCTCGACGGTCAACAATATAGCCTTCCGCGGCTCTTGGGAACCACTGTGCCTTTGATATGGGTCATGTTCCGGACGATGCTTACGTTCAAGAATCCTCTCGGCCCGCGTCTCCTCCCACTTGCGGCAGCACTCCATAAGCTCGCCCAACTTGAGGCGGCCATACATGGGGCCGAACTTATTTCTCTTGATGCCCTCAAAGACGAGCGCAAACTCCTCCAGCTTAAAGGCGACAAATTCCTCCATGAGCGCCCGCGCCGTCTCCTTCATCTCTTCGTCGTCCTGAATGGTCTTGGTCGCATCGACGAACTTTATCAGCTTACCCAGCTCCATGAGAAACCAGGCGCGCACCTGCTGCGGGTGGAGCCTGAGCGCCGTGCGGATATTTGTACCCCCCTCCCACGCATTTTGAGGGGTCAAATTTCGACTTTCTCCGCGAAGTAGTAGTTGGGTACTATCCGTGAGCGATAAAGTCCTTGAGGCCATCCGGAGTGAATCCTTCGGGGTTGAATCCTTTTCTTCTGTCATTGCTTCGTTTGTTGCGTTCTGTGTTAATCCATTGGTTTGCCTTTGGTTTCCACTTGGCGATGGGTGTCCCGTTCACCATCCATCCGTTGGCCTCGTAGTAGTTCCAAAACGACGGCCCCAATGTAGCCGCCAAATCGTGCGCTCCCCGGTCCTCCATGTACTCGATAACTTCCTCCTCTGTGGGTCTCTGGAAGTCCAACTCCTCACGCGCGTTACTCTCTGTTCTCTTAAAGGTATTTGTTTCTATATGTACACGGTCCAAATTTGGCCCATCGATGGTACGGTTTTGGCTTATCGATGGTTCAGTTTTGTCCCATGCATGGTACGGAATCGTACCAAGGCAATACGTGTGCCTCCGGTCGAATCCATTCGGCTTCCTGTAGATGGCTTCCACCTCCTCCAGCTTGACCAAGGCCCGCTTAATTTTTGACGGCGTCAAGAAAGGCAGGTACTCGGCCATCTCTTTGATGCCTTGCGTCATGCACGGCTCCTCCCCCGCTGAGGTGTTGCGCTCTATCCAATACTTGAGGTGGGCAAGGACGGCAGCGGCAGGAAGTCCCCACCGCTGCGCGTCGTCTGTGTCGAACCAATACTTCATGGCGGGAACATACCATCGGGATCGAGCTTACGCAAAGCCTTCTGCACCCGTGCCGTCTCCAGCCGAAGTTTGTCTTTCTCTTTCTTGCTCACCCCCTCTTCGCAGTATGCCGTTAAGAGGTTGCGCCTATGCTCCCGCAGGAACATGATACGCGCCACGCGCTCTTCGTAGGTTATGTCAGTCCTCATCTTCGACGTATTCACAGTGTTCTTTGCATTCCGGGCAGATGCCCACGTCTTCGCTGGTCAGGACCGGGGCGGCCCCACAGCATTCGCTCACTCTTTCATTCATTGCCTTGCTCCAATAACCGGCGGACTTCGGACTCTGGAATTCTCCATGTGCCGCCTTCGGTGAAACGGAAAGCCTTGATCTTGCCATCTCGACACCATTGGTTGATGGTGTTCTTGTGGACCTTAATGTGCTCGGACAACTCGCGGACGAGGTACAGCTTCGGCATATCGTTCATTCTTGCATCCATTCGTTGAAGGCTTTCTCGTACTTCTTGGCCAGGTCGAGGACGTCCTTTACCATCACCTCGTGAGGGAGTTCGAATTGCTTGTGCTTGTAGTTGCAAGCCCACGCCATCCCCGCCACCTTAAAGCACATCCCCCGCACAATTTGCTTGTCCTTGTTGGGGTTGGGTTTAGCAGGTTGAAACTGCTGAAACCCTCCGGGCGGGGGTGGGTTTTTTGAGACCTTGAGCTTGTCGTTTCCCTTCGGGCTCTTGCCGTTCTTGGTGTAATGCACGGTATCGCCTACGGCGTAGGGTGGCGTCGAGCTCTTCGAATTGGCCTCGCCTATAGTACCGTCATTAAAGGAAATAATGAAGGAGTACATGGTCGAGCCGTCGTAAGTGCTCTTCCAGTCTCCATTGCCTTGGATGGATTCAATTTGCGCCTGTACCATAGGTCTGTGGGTTTTGGGGGTTGATACTCAACGACTCGCAGACTTGGCCCAATTCGCCGACCGTAAAGAGTCCGGGATCTTTGAGCTTCCTGTTCATGGTGACCACATGGACACCCAGCTCCTCGGCGAGCTGCCTTTGCGTTTTCTTCTGAACCGCCATCTCTGCGACGATTGCACGGTTCACCGCGGCGAACCACTCTCTGTATTTTGTCATGTTGTGTTGTTTTGACCCTCCAAAGATACAGGTAAAATTTGCAGGATTGCAAAACTTGCATATATATTTGCCTCATGCAATACACAAGCACCCAACTATTCGACGAGGTCATACAGCTGGCCACACCGCAATGCGTTACGAACCGAGACATGACGCTCGTCCGCAAACTGAAAGACCTACAGAACTACACGCAGCGATTGGAGAAGATTGCCGACGATGCTGTTGAAATCCTCAAAGAGAAGTCATGAACGCAGACCACAAACTCGGACGCTCCGAAGCCATCCGCGATGCTTCCCGTCTTATCTACGAGCAACTGTCCGCCTTAGAGGACAGCATCCAAGACCGCACCAGTGAGTTGTGCGACGACCCCCACCACGAGGGGTACGTACAGGACGACGTAAAGCTCTCCGAGCTGCGGGCCATGCGTACCGCCCTCGACTTCATCCACGGCAAAGTGGTAGAGCTATGATTGAGGTATTTCCCTTCCGACGATGCAAGACGTGGCAAGAAGCTAAAGAGGAGTGGGGCTGGCTGATGCGCGATAAAGGATTGCAACAAATCAACCGCCCCCCGGCTATCGGATACGGGGAAGCCCCCGACCTTGTCACGAGCAAGGTAGAAGGCCCCGGCTTCGTCATCTATCCCAACGGATACGATCCAAGAGAAATCAATCACACCCTCAGCTCTAGGGCCTCCATCTACGGCGAAGGGTACTGTGGAACCTTAAACCCTTTCTAATGAAACCAGTCAACACAAAGAGCCTCTTTCACGTGCTTTGCACTACGCTTGAGAAGCTCGACAGCGCAGAGATTAACGTCAACCAAGCGTCAGCCACGGCCAAGCTAGTGGGCCAGTGTACCAACCTCCTCAACTACGAGCTGAAGCGGGCCGCGCTGATGACGAACGACGACTTCCGCCATGCTCACCGGAACCTTGAGAGCAAGAACTTTGACAGCCTCCCGGAATGAGACAGACCCGCAGATATCCCGTAGGTTTTTGGGAAGAGCATAAGAACAAAAGCTATTGGGTCACAGAGAAGTTGCGCGATTTAGAGCAGGTCCTTAACAACGTCCACCACGGCAAGTACGAAGATGTCTTCGAGCACATCAAGCAGTGGCGCGACCATCCAAGCAACGTGTGCGACGAGAATGGCTACTATTTGCACTACCCTGCCGACTATACCGACGATGAGTGCTACGGTATGGCTGTGGCGTTCCTCCAAAGTCAATTGGAAGACAGGGTACAAATACTGAAAAAAGTGGCTAATGTATACCGCAACCACGCCCTGGAGGATATGACAGTGGAAGACCGATGGCACTTTGTGAGGCCTAAGTTGAAATGGAAAGCCTTCGTAACAGAACACACCTACCAACACCTTGTGCAGTATCCACCCCAACTCCTACACGTCCAACGATTTAAAAAACCAAAGCAATGGAATTCTTCGATATGATTAAGAGCCAGTACGGGAGCCTGA